GATGCGCGGAAGGCGGTTATCGTGTCCATGCTGTTCAACATGGGGCAGACTAACTTCAACAAGTTCCTGAAGATGAAACAGGCGCTTGATGTGGGTGACTACCCCGAAGCCGCAAAGCAGATGCTAGCTAGCCGCTGGGCAAAGCAGGTAAAGGGCAGGGCAGTGGAACTGTCCAAGCAGATGGAGACTGGCAAATGGCAACCCTAATGGATGAGTGGCGGGTGCTACCCCGCCTAGCCTTTCTAGCAATGATTATAATGGCCTTCAGGGTTGTCGAGTGGTATATGACCCTGCCAGCCGCTGAGGCCACTGTAGAGCGCTCAGGCTTCGTTTCAGTGGTGGTTGGTGCGCTGACTGGCGCTTTTGCTGTATGGATAGGAAAAGAGAAATGATACAGGCATTGATACCTGCCGTTAGCGGCATATTGGATAAGTTTGTAGAGGACAAGGACACCAAGGCAAAGCTGGCGCATGACCTAGCCACTATGGCAGAGAGACACGCTCAGGAGCTTGCTAAAGGGCAGATAGCGGTAAATGCAGAAGAAGCAAAGTCAAAAAACATATTCATCGCAGGCTGGCGGCCTTTCGTTGGATGGACTTGTGGACTTGCTCTGTTTGTGCATTTTCTTGCTATTCCTATTTGTGATGTGGTGACGGCCTATCTGGGCTACCCAGCGCCTTCATACCCCGCGTTTGACATGGACACACTTATGACAGTGCTTCTGGGTATGCTCGGGCTAGGCGGCTTACGCACATACGAAAAGCAGAAGGGCTTAACCAAGTAATGCCAGAGTGGTTACAATACTGGCTGGTGATTATGGTAACGCTAAACACTACCGTAAATCTGATAGTGTTTTTCGTGGGCAGAAAGTTTAAGCCATAAGAAAACCCCCCATGCCGAAGCACAGGGGGCAGTCAGGGAGGAAAGAACTGACATCAGAAAGGAGTTACGTCTGACAGCTCTCTCTCCTTTCTACAAAAGAAAGAGCCGCTGTGCAAGTTGTAAATGGTACGCACTGCACCAGATTACTCCCCTGAAATATCTGCACCAGCCAATCACCCCGCTTTGGGCGTTGCTTTATTTTGTGCCTGTAAGTTGTTAGCCACATTTATGCCTCCTATGATGAAGTTCCGCACAGAGATAGCTTCTCATAAAACTGGTCGCCGTAAAAGTCTTCTGGCATCTGGTTGCTTTTCGATGTATTTTCCTTCGCACGAATTACTCGCAGATTCCACGGCACATGAAGACCGCATACTGTCTCACCGTTTCGCGGGTAAAAATGGTCAACGTGATACTTGTCACCAGTTTGTCTCGTCTTCTTCGCCGCTTCTTTATAAAAAGGGGTGAAGACTTCTGGGTCAATACCTTTCAGCGCTGATTGCCTCAAGTGCTTGCGGCGCAGTTGTGTCTTAAGTTTGCGTTGTTCTCTATGTTCAATGTCCTCCGCCCAGCGTTGGCGCATACGCTGTCGATGACGTTCCCGCTTCTCCTCCCTTTTTTCTTGAGGAATGTCTAAATGATAACGCTGGTAATGGTCACGGTGAAAATTGGGATTTTCTTCTATACATTTATCCCGCCACGCCTTAAGACGTTCAGCACCGCCTCGCTTGTGGTAGTATTCGTAATGAGATTGCAAAACTTTCTCATGGTTTTCACGCTTCCACCGCTTGCCACCTTCTTTGTTGCAGATAACGCAATGACCGTATGGCAAAAACCTCTCTGCTAGATGACCGTTTGGGCATGGCTTGCCATTAAAATAAAACCGCTGTCCAGCCTTCTCGGCCTCTTGCCGAGTCATTATCTTACGACCCATTTCAGCTTCTAGCTTTGCGACATATTTCTGTCTTTGCTTCTTCAGCTTCTCTGGAGAGGACTTAAGACGGTTGCACTCTATGCAGATACCCGACCCGTTAGCATAACGCGGCGAGATATGCCCGTTCTTGCACGGCTTGCCCGTAAAATACCGAGGCAAGCCTTTGTATCTGGCTTCAGCCTTAGTAATGATTTCCATATCCATCTCCCTTCCTCCGTGTCTCGTATCGCCTGCGCCAGACCAGCTTATCATAGGCTCTGAGCGTTTCCCTGCTGATGGGTTGCCCCGCATGGTCAGCATATTGGAACTGCTCGTTAAGCTGTTCTATGAGGGAGTCAATCTCCCCCACAGAAAAGCGTACATCAAATCGTTTCCAGCAAATAGGCTTCATATCAATCTCCTTTAATTGTTAGCTACAGATTAAGCCACAATCAGGGATTGTCAATAAAAACTTTACTCTATGTTAAGGAAATATTCTGGACAGTATCAGAACCACTACAATCATAAACACAGATATACCAGCCGTGATAGCTGTCCATGTGATGATTTCCTCACGCTGTCGGCGGCGTTCTGCCTCTTCGGCTATGCGCTGTTTGCGGATTTGCCCTTCCAGCCGGACTAGCTCGTTCCAAGCCTGCGGGTTGATGGACAGCATATAGAGCCGTAGCTCTTCTCGCTGTTGCTTCACCTTCTTGAGAGCCGCCCAAGTCTCCAGAGCCTCTTCCTCAACAGACCCGCCGAACCTGCGGCGCTTGGCTTTGCCGTGAGCCTTCTCGATGTCGTGGCAAGCACCCATCCATCTGGATACGTCCTTCGCCATTGTCTCGATGTCTCTGCCTGCCGCAAACCCCTTCTTGATAAGCCCAAAGGCGCTGGTGGCTAGGGCTATGGTTGCGGGGTCTATCATAGCGGCCTACTTTATAAGGAGATTGTCTAGCTTGTCCTCTATGCGGTTGAGGTGTTGCATTACCTGCCCCATATCCTCACGCACATCATCCCGCCGCGCATAAGTCTCGCGGGTCTGATTGAGCAGTATCTGGATTCGTTTGACCTCGCCATACAACTGCTTGAACGCCCAAAGTGCTGGAGCAACAACCAGTGTCAGAACGATGTTCCAGAACATCATTGCATCTCCGTCCATGATAACTCCTTATGCGTAAGGGCTATCACCAAGAACGCTTGTGTCCCAAGCGGCCTTCAAGCCAGCAATGTCGGTAGCGGCATCAATGGCAGATGCGGCTGGTGCGTCACGCAGAGCATCTTTGGCAGTAGCAATAGCAGTTGTGCTAGTTCCAGCTTCCAGAGCCTTCATCAGTTCAACGTCCTTTGCTTCTAGCAAAGGCGCACGAACCTCACGGATTTTATCCTTGAAGATTTCCTTTGCCTTGTCCATGTCCTCAGAAATTACTGAGCCTGACAATGACCAAGCGCCACGAAAGTCTCTGTTTGCTGGAACGGTAGCAGTTGAGGCATCAATCTGATTACCGTCCTTATCCACGATATAAGTTGTTACAGCCATTAGTTTCTCCTATGCGGCTAATTCATCAGATATGCGCCAAGCGTTGCGCCATTCTCTAGTTTGCGGTAACTGCTCTTTCTTGCAGATAACCATCTTAGGGCGGTTGCCCTCATCCCAAGTCTGCCATACAGACTGCGGAACATCCTTCATAATTAGGTACTCAATAGCTTCTTCTTCTGTCATGGCTGGCATAGGCTCAGTCTCATGCAGAAGGTAGCCTCTGGTATGCTTCTTAAAGTCTGGCTGGGCTTCGTCCTTTGCCAGTTCGTGATACACCCACACAGGCGGTAAGATGCCGCCCTGCAATGCACAAGCCATCCAGTTAGGGTCAGGCACAAGTATCTTAGCGCACTCATCAATGCTGTCCTCATAGACCACACGGTAGTCTGACTGATACGGCTCAAGGTTTTCTTTTGCCCAGCACAGTCTATCCCAGAGATGTGTGCCTTGAAATTCAGGTGTGTTCATTTATGCGAGGTCTCCTAAGTTTGACCAACTAATTGCGGTTTGGTCTTGTGCAGTTCCTGAATATTCAAAATATCTAATCTCACAATCAGACGTTGCTGGAACTCTTGTTGATGCACACCAAGCCCCTTCATTTGTTGAGTCACCTCTGCCTGTTGCCTGTGGGCAATAAGCAGTTGATGACATACTAGATGTGTAGTTAAACTGATAATAACCAGTACCATTGTCATTGGCAGATGATATGTTAAAGCTGTCATCTATGCTAACAGTGCCAGTTCCGTTAAAATCCACCCAAGCCTTTGCACTACCATTCACAACATAGCTGGTGGATATATCAGCACCAGCACCTGTCTCGATTGTATCTGCTATAATCTTGCCAGCCATTATGCGAGGTCTCCGTGTACTGTAGAACAAATATTAGCGGTGTCAAAGTTTCCTTTTACTGCCGCTTCTGCGTGTGTTGATGGATGCCCTGCCGTTGTTCGTACAACAGTGGTTGAACCAATAGCACAGGTACTATTCCCATCATCTGTTGAATCCCACTTAGAAACCGCTAAACTTACAGAATAACCAGCGTTGTTCATGTTTGACGAGAAATTTACAAAAGTTTTTCCTGTCGCAGTATCTACAAGAGATGCTACGTTTAGGCTATCATCTACAGCAGGTGTTCCTGTTTGGTTGTAACCAGCCCACGCCTTCGCCAACCCCTGCTGTAGCGATTGCGTTGCCGCACCGCCCTCAGAGGTGATAGTCACATCGCCAGCAGAAGTCTTGCCAGTGAGGTTGTCTGTAATCACCGTACTCATGCTAGGCCTCCGTGAAATGCGCCACCATTAAACTGCACATCCAACAGAGTATTGTGTGCAGCGTTGTATGTTAGCATTGTGCCTGTTCTGGAAGCTGTCCTTGCTGTTTCACCTTCGTCAAAAAGGAAGTTGCTAGCATCTGCCAGAAATGTAACAGGGTGATTGGCTTGAGCCATTGCATTAGTGTAGGAAACGTAATGCTTTCCCGTTGCTTCGTCTGTTGCTGAACTTACATTGAATGTTTCCGTAGCTAATGTGTTTGTCCCCTGATTATATGAGTAGTGACCTTTGGTGGCTTGTTGCTTAGTCAACGCAACAGGGCTAGAGCCGTCTGATGCTACGATTGTATCTGCTTTTAATGTACTCATGCTATCACCAAGTTACCATTGACAGTCAATGTAACCCCTGTTGCTACTGTCAGGCTAAAGAAAGCCCCAGCGTTATCACCCGCCGCAATGGTGGTGTTTGTGTCTAGCTGTTGCTCATGCACCCGAAAGATATCGCCCTTGCCGTTAGTGGTATCACCTGTCGCGCCGTTCTCGCCCTGAAAGTAGCCAGCACCGCCGGAAAGGCTTGTCCATGCCAGTGTACCAGAACCGTTGGTCTTGATGACTTGGTCTGCCGTACCATCGCCATCCGGCAGGGTAAATGTGGTTGTGGTTGTTACCGCAGAGGGCGCTTGGAGCTTGATAGAGTGGCTTGCGTCATCATCGGCTAGGGTAAGCACATCAATGCCGCTAGTGCCGTCTGAGAACTCCTTGAGATGCGTCATAAGCTCCCGCAGTGCGTTATTCACGGCACTGGGTAGCATCCCCTCATCTACGTTGACCCCACCGACATCCGTGTTGGATGCGTTGGTGGCGCTGTAATCGCTAAGTTTATCTTTCGGCATTATGCACTCTCCAATGCGGCTATACGAGCCTCAAGTTCTTGTATGGTTGCTTGCTGTTCTTGTATAGCTTTGGTCAAAACAGCAATAATTGGGCGGTCTTGTAACCCAATAAATGCCCCATCAGGAGCTTCTTGTTCTACATAGGCTTGCGGAATTACATCTGCCACGTCTTGTGCGATAAAACCTAATTCCAAAGGTGCTGACGCATCATCAGATGACATTCGGAACATAGTCGGCTGTAAGCGCAATACTTCAGAAAGACCAAGCGTAGATTCTTCAAAATCTTTCTTCTTATTTCGGTCGGACAAGGCAGTATATGCGCCAGTTGAACCATTAATAGTTGCTTTGTCACTACCATTAAAATTAAAATAATAAGTGGAACTGAAATTAGTTGTTTTCCAATACTGTGATGATGAACCTACAACAAAGTTTGATGCCGTAGTAATCCCAGCCAGACCACCAAAGGTGCTAGTAGTACCCACCAGCAGATTGCCACTGTTGTCAATCCGCATACGTTCTGTGGCGTTAGTTCTAAAAAGTAAAGGGTGGTTACTATTTACATCAATATATGCACCACCTGCCGCTGTAGATGCAAAGTTTTGTAGTATAACTGGTGTGCCACTACCGCTTTCTAAACGCACATTTGCTGTGCTTGCCGTGTCTACTATATTTACAGAAGAAACTGGCGAAGTCGTCCCGATGCCCACGTTGCCACTGCTGTCAATAACCATACGGTCACTGCCGCCAGTTTTGAAATCAATCTGGTCATCAGTGTCGGCTGTTATGCTGGTATCGCCATCAGCATCTAAAATCAATTCATTGCCGTTAACATCAACTCCGCCGTCCTTCAGCAGTACGCCGTCAATGGTCACCCCAGCCGCGCTGGTGTTTTCAGCAATAGTATCAGTGGTAACAGTGCCAGTGACAGTCATATTAGCCGCCTGTGGGCTTGTGAGCGCCACTGTGCCGTCATTTACATCGGCTAGGTCAGCCATAACCTCGCGGATAGCATTATTGATGCCGCTGGGGCTACAGCCCTCTGATATATCCACTGACTGCACATCGGTGTTGTTGCCCGATATGTTGTCGTAGTCCGTGATGGAGTTCTTTGCCATTTTATCTTACCTCTGCGAGAAGGGGCTAACAAATCCCCCTGATTGCGGCGCTACTGATACAGCCCCTGACTGCGCTGGCTTTGCGTCTGACGGCATGGGCATCTCTGGATATCCAACCCCTACGCCAGCACCATATTGACCAGCACCTGATAAAGCTCTTGCCACTATACCTAAATTCTTAGGATTATACCATCCGCCAGCGCCCTTCTGTATCTTCATTAATTCTTCAACGCTGTCAGTTCTGGTAATCACATCAGCCAGCGCGTCAATGTTTCTGCCCTTAATACCCTCACCGATAGCATCGCTTGTCGCGCCAAACACCCTGTAAGGTGCTGTGACGTACTTAATAGCAGTGCCTGTAGCGCCAGCCTTATCCAGCGCCTCTCTGCCAAGAAGCTGAGCCGCTGTCGTGCTATTGTAGTTGAAAGCCTTGCCTGTTGCTTCAAACACACTCAATAGATTGTTTAGCGCTCTAAATTGGTCGGGAGATAAAGCGGCCTGCATCCTAGCAAGCTGTTTTTTATTGCCTTTAAGTTGCGCCCAAAAATCTATTGCCGCGCCAGCTTCCATCATTTCTGGCCTGCCGACAGAGGACTTGTACTGACGCGAGGAATTTTCCCAAATGGATTCTAGGCCACCGCGTATTGCGGCGTTCCACTTGTCTTGCCCACCTTCGACTTTAAGTATCTGCTCCTTTGCCCTGCGAACAGATGCGGGGCTGTCTTGGGTGAGAAACATTCTGCCAGCATCATAAAAATCTTTTTCGGTTTTCTTGGCGATTCTCGGTAATGACCCGCCAAGCTGTGCAGTGACTTCGCCGCTTAAATCTCCCCAAGTGGCTCTCGCCGCCGCATATTCAGGAACTTGCTTATCAAGCTCCTCAAGCAAAACCTGCTGTAGTTTTAGGGCTTTCTGAGAGGCTTTGCCCTTACCCGCCCTTTGCAATGAAGATATAATATCGTCAAGGGATTCCTTAATGTTATCCTGAACGAACTCAAGAGGCTGGTTTGTTTTGTTTTTGTAGATGTCCTTAATCTTTGTTAGCTGTCTTTTCAGCGGGGCGTAGTCAGCAACAAGCTGGTTTAGCTGACTATCAAAAACAGAAAGGTTTACTGACCGTGGCTCATAACCTACAATTTCCCCAGCTTCATCTAAAACGGGGCGCTGAAAAGCTAGGTCATAAGCTGGCTTGCCTGCGGCTGTTCTTTCTGCCCGTGTCAAAGCCATAGCCTCACCTGCAACCTTTACAAGTTGTTCGCCAGCAACGTCTTTATCAGCAATGGGTGATATCTCTTCCATAAAGCCTTTGGCGGCTTTCCCTAGCTCCTCGCCTCTGCCTGCATAAAAACCAGACATTTTTTCAGCGGTTCTTGGCTCTGCACCTAGCGCCATCTGTTGCGCTCTCAAACCAGCCGCACCAGTTATTTCTGCTGGGGTGAGGGTGATGCTAGTTCCATATTTTGTATTTATCTCATTTAAGGTATTCTTTAGCGCTGTAGCTGTGTCCATGCCCACACGGCCTACCTCACGGCGCAAAGTATTTGCCGCTTCTGTAGCCAATGCTCTGCTAACGCCCTTACCAATAAGTGCGCCAGCCATACCCGCACCCAAATCAATAGCACCAGCAAGTGCAATACGCTTGCCAGCTTGCAAGTCCAGTGGCTTTTTAACCATCATACCCGCAACGCCTTCTCTTAGCGCCTGACCGCCAGCCGCGCCTGTCGCTCCGCCAGCAAGCATACCTGCAATGCCTAAAGGTGCGCCTGCTACCGCCCCACCTATGCCCGTTATTGCTGGGATTGTTTCTCCAACACCGCTAAGGGCTTGCCGTGAAAAACCAGCCTCTACAGGCTGAATAACTCCGTCTGGTCGCGTGTAAACAATCTCACCCTGTCGGACTCCAAACCTTTCTCTAGGAACGCCAAGCTCCTGAGAGTAGTAGCTAATCTTGCTTTCAAGGTCGGGCATGATAGAGGCAATGCCCACATCCAACAAACCCGCACCGCCGGAAGGCTTGCCCATCTTCACTGCATCAGTAAGCAGACCTGTCTGTGCCTTAGCCGTAGACCCTTGAGCAAAAGGTGATATGGGTTTGTTTGTGGTATTATCTGCCACCTGCGGCCTCCCGTGCATACATATCCAAAGCCTCTGTCTGTGTCATGCCTTCGTTCAAGCCCATAGCCGCGTCAACATACTCATGTATGTAGATGGTTCGGCTCTCATCATCTTCTGTTTTCTTAGTAATAGACAGCGGGTATTTTTTAGCTAAGTTATCTGTGATTGCGTCCTTGCCAGAAAGCAGGTTTTGCGCTCTATAAAGCGCGGCATTAGAGGTGGCTCGGAAGCCTCTTAGCTTAGATTGGAAGTTAGTTGGCGAATCTTCTTTTGCAGGCAAAAATGTTTTAGCATTGTCTAGCTCGAATTTGGTAACAGCCGCGCCAGACAACTCTTTCAAGAGGCCGGAGAAAACTTCCTGAGTTCTTGCTCTAAAGCCTGAGTATGCGTTCATTTTTCTTTGAACGCTTGGAGGTATATCAACCAAGTTCAGGCGCTCACCTAGGCCATAACCGTACATCTTTAGCTGACTTGGTATTTGCAAGAAAGACGGGTCAAAATTTCTAGAAATTTCGTCTAGCTGACTTATTCTTCCCGTTAATGTTTGAACGTCTTTTTCTAAATTTTTCTTTGTGGTTTTTTCCAAGCCGCCAGCGCCAATACCCTGCGTAAATGTAACCTGACCCGTTTCTGGGTCGGTTGTAACGCTCATGCCTGACGGGGGCTTAACGCCGCCCACCATAACATATCCCTGCTCATCAGCAGATGGGTCTGATGGGTCGTAGTATGCCTTATACGAACCGCCCTCTGGAGTGTATAGGGTTGTCAGAGTGGGAGGTTTACCAGCCGCCATTTCGGCTAACTTTGCTCTGTGCATTTCTGTTGCTTGAGCATCCAAACGAGCCTGCCTCTCAGCGGCAGATTTCAATAAGGCCTCCTCGCGTTGCTCTGTCGCGGTTTCCTTCTTAGCCGTTGTGTACGCCTGAGCCGCCTCACCTAATATCTGGCTCATAGGTATTGGCCTATCACTGTAGCCTGATAACTGAAGCATCCTTGCCCCAGCCGCACCTAAACCAGCGGCCTGTGGTGTGCCAGCCGCAGGCATCATGCCGGAGATTCGGTCATTTAATGAAGGTGGCTTTACCGCTGGTGTTGGCTTCATACGGGTAGGCATAGCCATCATCTGCTCTGCCGCTGTGCGCTGAGGGCGCATCTGCTGTTCGACAACTGACTTACGCAACTGCATTAGCCGTAACGGGTCTATAGCACCGCCTGTAGCTGGCTGGTTAGCCGCCGTTAGAAACTGAACAGCAGAGGGGCGCTGTGTCGCGCCGTACTGCAAGGGGTTTCTCATGCCGAACTTGTCAATCATACTAAGCTCCCAATAAACCAGCCATGCCGCCAAGCATACCGCCGCCCATAGCACCTAAGCCGGAAATACCAGCGCCCATCTGTGCGCCACTTAATGCACCGCCGAAGAAACCAGCGGCAGGCTGACGGAACTGCGGGGTAATGCTTCTGCCGCCCAATGCACCAGAACCACCCTGAACCATTGTAAGGTAGTCAGCCAGCTTCTGTGCAGGCCGTGCCTCTTGGAACTGGAAGCGCTCGATATCTGCGCCAAGTTCTGCTTGTTCCTGAGCCTCTCTAGCCGCACCAACCTGCGCCATTGTCTGCAAGTCAGCAAAGCCGAACTCACGCGCCGCTGGAGCTTGCTGGATAGCCGCCTGCTGTGCCTGATACACTAGAGGCGCTACAGCTTCTGCCACGGCTCTCTGCGCGTATCCTGAGCCGTAACGGCCTGTACTCATTGCGCCCTGCATGGCCTGCTGAATGGTGGGCTGTAAAGCCTGCTGGAATAGCGGGTTAGTGCCTGTCAGGTTTTGCTGAACTGCCTGCTGTACCGCTGGTATCATTGGCGAACCAGCGGCGGCGGCTGAACGGTAGCCGGACAATGCCATCTGTGTCTCAGGGCTGAAGCCCACAACCGTGCTTTTTGGGTAATACTGTGGACGCGCTGACTGGTACAAGTCCTTCGCCTCTTGCATCCCGTATTCCAAGAATGGCTGGGCAAACGTGCTTGGCGCAGTGGTCTGCGTAATCGTTCTC